AGTAAGAAGTTGCGTACAAGGCTGGATTCCATATCAGGTCGACTGTGGTTTCCGTTGGGTTGGACGCCACGAAACCAGTGACGGCGTCCGGAAGAGGCGAAGGCGAAGGCGAATTTACTATACTTAATATTTCAGTTCCACCTTCTTGGAGTGTGTACAGAGAAACACCATTTCCTTTCGAGACACTGAACAAGTTGTACGACAGGGCATATATTCTGACCGAACGAGCAGATGCGCTCGACGTCAAAGTCAACGTGTGTTGCTGTCGATTGATGTTTGTCATGTTGATTTCACCGGACGGCTCGTTCAGTTCGGGTTCGAGCGCAAATGAATACATGTAGTACCGACCGTTCGGGACGCGCGTATGGAACTCCAGACCCTGAATTACTCGAAGATACTGCGCGGTTGCGTAGTCTGGAGTGATTCTATCAATCGAATTGAGTGTCAACTGGAGATTGACAAGCTGGTCGGTCGTTCCGTAATCGTACACGTTAGACGCGTTGTCACCCTGAATGACCCAATAGAGTTCCTTGACATCATTCACAAACGACGTCAAAAATTGAACAGACGATTGAGTGGACAATGACGGGACTCGAAACTGCATTCTCTGAAAACTTTCAGTCGTATAAATGAGTTCGTGGGACGTGAGATAATCCCGTTCGGCTTTGGTGACGTAGACGTACTCGACAAAGAGATCCACCTGGATTGGTTTCGTGTATGCAAGTCCATTGGTGAAGAATGTCGATGGTTTGAATACGACCCGAAACTTGGGCGCTTCATCAAGCGCGATGAGCGGCAGTCCCTTTTTTAAAATCGAAAAAGGCATCGGAATGTGATACGAAGCGAGATTGCTCGTCTGCCCCGTTCCGACCATATATGTCAAAGCAGCCTGTTTTGCTTGCGGCACACGAGTATCACCGAGCATGTACAGGTTTTCGCCGTAAATTCTTTCAATGAGTTGATCCTTGTATGAGAGTTCGACCCGGTCGATCATGGCTGTACCGGCACTCGGTTGGACGGTCGTCGGTGCGTCGGTCGGCCATGTTACCCGAAGGTACATGGTCCGGGCAATGTCGCCCGTCTTGGCGATCCATACGGTCATGTCGTCCCCCCAGTGAATATCTTTTGGAAATTGAAGTCGAATTGTCTGACGGGCAAATTGGGCTGGAGGTGTCATTCTACTTTAGAAAGCAGAATTAAAAAGAAGCCCGCCAATCCCATTATTTGCCTGGAAAACATTGTACGACTTGGAGTACACGCGAACATTTGCGGCGGCGGTCGGCATGTCCACGAGTTGAATCTCGAGCATCGGTGATGCTATTCGCGACATGTTCAATGATCCGGACGGTGTCAGTATTTCTGGGTCGAGTGCAAAGTTGACCACGGCCACGTTACTGCTTACGTATGTGTGACTTTCGAATGCCCGTATAGTCTTTGTAGTGACTTGGTCGTCGTCGACCAGGATTTCACCGTTCAGCCGAAGAATAAGCCGTTGGATGACACACGGATCATCGACCGAAATCCACAGTTCCCGAACCGGGTTGAGGAACCGAAGTTGGAACTCGCTCGTTTGTGCACCCGGTTGAATCGTAAACGTTTCGACATCCGTCTGACCGTAGAGCATCTTGCCCGTCCTGGGTGGCGTGGGATACTTTTTGTACTTGGCGATGATACTGGACGAACTGAGCACGTTCGACATTGTGACCGGATTGTACTGGATAAAATCTTGGTAACTGACATTAAAACCTCGTCCGTCAACTTCTGTAATGTAAATATATCTCGACCCTGTAATGAAACGCATTCTGTAAATTTGGCCATTATAAAACGGGCTTGATGTGGTCAAATCTGTTCGATGGACCAGCAACGCGATTTGAGGACTGGAACCATCCGAACCAGATATAGCAAGTGTATTATCAGAATTGATACGGAAATTGATCCATTCCCATGAACTAGCAAGGTTGAAAGGTTTTGTCGTATCGTATTTGTGCCACAACGTTTTTCTTGAAAAGTCCGTTTCTGGAAACGTAGGTTGTTGAAACACAGTCTTTGTATGATAATATACATACTTTCCGTCAAAACCACAAGGAATACTATATTCAAAATTTTGGGACCTAATTACCGTATCGCCTGTGTAAAATTCCCACGAGGCTTGTTGGTCGACATTTGACGTCGAATCATATCTTGAAAAAGTTCCGGGTGAACCCCGTGGAGATGAAGATGAAAAATACAAATACCGACCATCTGACATCAATGGTGCCCCTTCTAAATTACGAACTGGATTTGGTGTGATAATGGCACCATCGACTTGTGTGTACGCGTCCGTACTCAGAAAACTTTGAGTATCCAATTTGGCGATATAAGAACCCGCAGTTGCAAAATATATGTACCGACCGTCGAACGTAGATCCTAAATAAAAATTACTGTTTGTAATTTCAAAAAATGTATAACCAGGTAACAAATCTTTGATAGAGGCGGGAAGTCCACCGGTTGTCAGTGCATACGTGTAAGAACTTGATGAATTAAAATCAGCAGTCGTGTCGTATCGCATCCATATCAAGTTTCTGTGAATATATCGAAAATAATTTTGTTGAGTAGTTGATGGTATACTCGGATATGTTAATGTTCCGGTGACAAGAACATCTGACCCACTTTGGACCATCGAGGAAATCACTGCACTTGAAAATGCTCCATAATTATTTGTCCAAAAGTTCTGAAGGGCCGTCTGGTCCGATCCTGACAAAGGTGCAGTTGTATTATAAAATCGGTACACGAAAGTCCATATTTTTTGGGTTACGTCTGAAGTAACACTTACAAGACTCGTATACGTCGAACCGATGATGTAATAATTCACAGAGTACTGTATGTAAGCATAACGAGCATCTGTAAGAATAGAAATAACTCTCCCGTCACCATCCCCGTTCGCCGGGAATGCGCTAAAAAAACTGTATGTACTAGTTGTCCACGGTGTCGTGCTCGATGAAAGTATTGTCGAAATCAAAGCTTTTCTAATATATGTACCTGTCGAACCATAGAGTGTTCCGCCGTTTGTAGTTATGAATACACCTGAACCACTCCCGGGTGTCCATTTATAAAACGTCCCGTCATCCTGATTATAAAACCTGAATGAATTGTTCAGTAAAGGACCCATGATGACATAATTTTTCCAGCCGATTGCCCATGTAGGATCAAAGTTTTCAGTTCCGTCGGCAGTTATCGCCTGAAGATTCGATGTAACGTACGAATCACCATCGAGAAAACCATTTGACGTAATAACATTCGCAGCAAGATTCTCAAATTTTTCGTATTCGATATCGACCCTGACGTCGTGCATGTACAACTCACTCATGTTCAGTGTGTCCATGTTGAACGTCAACTTTGTATAGTATTCTCGAGGGGTCGACACAACCGACATATCGTTCTTGCCTTCGAGAATCGTTAGAGCGGCTTGGTTTTCGTAGGCGACGCAGAGGTCCTGTTCTAGGTACAGTCGCTCGCTCGTCAGACGGTCTATAACCTGTCCACCGACAGTCAACGTCGCATTCTTGACGAGTTTGGTCGCGACCGAGTCGACGTACGAAAACCCATTTGAAGGTGGCGGCGTAAAACCGCGGATCCAACCCGCTTGTACGAGCGTGAGTGGTGCAATTAACGTGCCGCCCGTAAAGTTGTACGCCGGATAGCCACCATTTATTGTAAAAAAGTCGGGATCCCGAATATCAAACCCCCAAAATGAGGCGCTGGCTTCGTTCTGAAAAAAGATGTCCGAATAGACGCCTGTGAAAACAAACTTGTTGAGCGTCGAATCGTATGTGACATTGATGTTCGAATAGCCGACAAAGTTTGTCGCCCATGCCGAAAGGAATTGTGTATTAAAGTAGCCAACGAAATCACCTGGTTGGATCGCGAGCGTATTCGTCTGGACGTAAACACCCCCGTCGACTTCATCAGAATACCGAGGGTAGACGTACCCTGGTCCGAGCGGTGTGTACAACTGTGGAAGTTCAGACCGAAGAGTCAGACGCCTGAGTAAATCATCTTTTGGTGGAATACGAGCTGATACAGAACCACCGAATGCAGGTACATTTGTATCAAAAGGAATCTCGAGCGATTCAGCAATATACGTATCACGTGTATCATACTTTCGAGAGAATAATGTGTACTGTGGATTTTGTGTAAATGTTCCTCCAGCATCAAGTTGAACACGCGCACCAGACATGATGCTCTTCTATAAAATGTGTTTTTTGTTTCGTCTACTTTGTAACAATGCTTTCCTGGCGAATTTTCAAAACACCCTTTTCTGTGATATAATCAACGATACTATTGACAATACACCAACGAATGAAATTCAACTGCGCAACCGTCGTCGTCAGACCCATAAATTCAATTCGCTCAGTTCGACAAAATGGATCAAAAAACTTTTTCGAATAGCCATCCAGTGATGACTTGTATGCCACGTGGACAGTAAACTGACGCCCCGTCGGTGTTGTGTACGTCACGTTCGTCTGACGGGAATAGTTTGTCACGAACCACTCGAGGTTCCTGAGAGACACACCGCGTCGATGTTCAAGAATGTCCTTCAACTGCTGAGCATGCTCAGGCACTTCGAAGAACCGTTTAAGCGCCTCGAGAAGCAAATCGCTCCTCGTTGCCATTGGAATTTCAGAGTCATTTGTTTTTAAGCAAGTACCACGTTGCTGCAGCGGCAACAAGAGTCCACGCCGTGATGTGATCCACCTGATTCATCACATCAATAGTCGCTTGATCGAGGTTGTTAAACTCATCCTTGTAATCTGGTGGCTTGAAAGGAAGCCATATGTACCGCCCGAACGGCACAACTGTTGGACGAAGTTTGTCTTGACACTTGTATGCCCAGTCGTACCACGCAAGTAAAATGTACGGGAACCAAATCAAAAATGCGAGGACCCACAGATTTTTGTGGGGGGCAAACCAATATCCAAGTGAAAGCATCAGGGAAAAGATGATACATTTGACGTTAAATACAAACGGACGACCTGGTAACACACCACCCGCCATCTACTTACGAGCCAACATAATAAATGACAATACAATTGAAGCGATCAGATACCAGAAAATGGCATCATCGCGCCAGTCGCCTTCGAGTGCACAATCGCATTGCTTCTTTCTGAGTGCTGGAATGTATGAAAGAATTGCTCCAATGTTCACGAGAGCTGCGATGAACCATACCATACCGAGCGTCATTACCGCTGGTGGTAGAGAAGTTGGACGCATGAACATGCTTCCGATGAGAAGTAAAACAGATACAACTGAAAAGTACTTCATGAAATCACGGCGCCAGTCTGTGCTACAATCGCATTTTTTTTCAATTTTGTTGATCCATGACAGAATAATAGCGTGAAACGTGAGAGCGGGAACAAGCATCAGGAGTTTGGAATTCATTATATATCTATACGAGAATTTTTCCCACGTTCACATGCTGGACATCCGGCAAGAAACATTGGCGGCAATGTATGCGTGTGCACTGTGTTTGGAGCCATGAGTGACAGTTGTGATCTAGATGGAATAATCACCCTTTGGATCGGCTTTTGATCCTTGTGACAGTGACAATACCCAGACCCATCCCTGACACCGCGTTTACACTTTTGCTTCGAAGACTTGCTCAGTCCGTGACACACGTTTCCGTTCCAGACACTCGTCGTGTTTTCACTCGCCGTTCGAAGCAGCTGTTGCAAAGAAATGTCATACGTACGACTAATCTTTTCAAGAGCTGTTGACATGCGTTCAACGACGCGGCGCTCCACCTCGTCTTCAATCAGTTGAAGAATTTGTTGCTCCATAGTTTCTTAGGGATTCTTGGGTTTAGGTCAATAATAACCATCCCAATCATCACACGGAGATGGTGAACGCGAAAAATCATAAACAGAATCGTTTTCTGTCTTATATTCAGGGTCGTTTACATCTACCCAATTGCAATTACACTCAATTACATAGTTGCAATCGCATTCATTTTCTTCCTCACAATAACAGCAGGGTCTCCAAGATCCACCTACTGAATGAAAAGCTTCGCACTTCTCTCGTGCATCCGAATTCACTTGATGAAAAATCTTGCGATTTTTTGAGATTCTTTTTCACGAATCTCATTAGACAAAAAATTTACGATTTCACCAGTTGAGTGCTTGAACCAGCAGTTATTATCTGTATATGATCCACCGGAGTATATTTCCGCTTTAAATTCAAAAGTTTCATGGCGAATCACGGGTTCCCCTTCTTCATCCTCTCCAGTATAGAATGTATGAAACCACTCACACTTACCAGGAATCGATTCATTATTACATAAAAATATCTGCTCATGTTCTAAATTCCAGTTTATTTGATAACTCATTTCGTCTATTACTTCACTTAATCCATCAGGTATGATTACCTTCTTTGGTTTGATACCAAACGCCAATCGCGAGTCTATAGAAAGTTCAGCCATTTCAAGAATGTACTGAATAATTTCATTTGGTAAATCCATTGGTCTTGTTTTTTTAAGGATTCTTGGGTTTAGGTGTGAAGTACGACGAGATTGACGGTGTTGTCAGATAGTCCACCGATTTGAAAATCGTCTGAAAAGGATTGGCGCCCACCAAAGGTTCCAACAAGTCACACACCGGTTTGACCAGCTGATGTTCGAAATAATACACGTAATCCAATGGAATCTTATTGTCTGTGACCCATACAGGGTCCTCCGCCTTGTCGCACAAAAGACCCGGAACCTTCGTGATGAGAAATGCGACTCGGTCTCCCTGTTGAGGTTCTGAACCCGGTGAACGTTTCTTAATCTTGTCTCGAACCTCGACGTGTGGAACGCGTGTCTTGTAGTCTGATCCAAGTTGTTTCGACATCATGAGTTCACTCGACTCCACCTTGCCTTTGAGAAGAGTTTTTGCAGATGCCCGTGCGTATTCAATCGCGGGTCGTGGATCCTCCGAATTGAGAACCAGATCCAAAAGGTGTTTCAGCACGCCTCGAACATACATACACGTGTCACGACGAACAACCTGCAAACCCTTGACGTCAATCTTCTTGAAGACTACACGAGATGGTTCACCATCTCTACCCCCCTTCTTCTCGTACATCTTAGCGGCGTACCGCTTTTTTGAATACAAAAAGTACGGACAGTACACCTTTTCCAACTCGAGGTCGTTCGGCGCCCGGAAAAGTTTTGTACACGCTTCAGCCGCCAGCTCACCCTGTGCCCACGAATAGTCGATCGCCTCTTGACCTTTGCGACCTTGGACGTCAAACTCAACCATGACCGAGTCGGTGTTTTTCACAATTATCTGCCCGACACCGGCTTGAAATGTACCTGCTCCAGTCTCGATGTCGTAAACGTAGCCGTCCCATGAGTCGTGAAGGAGGGTCACGGTATTTTCACCTGGTATGTCAGGGCCATAATGCAGTAAAATGGTATCTTTGTGGAGTTCATGTGGTTTCAAAATATTCAACTTGTTATCGAGTAATGAATGGTCTTCAGTCACGTCAACCGTGCCGTATGGTGAGGTTACTCGGTAAATTTTCTTGAGACTTTTATGTCGCACGACTCTGCGAATAGGTTTCCAACCTAGATGTGTCATTGCATCGAATATCATGTCTTCAGATTGTTCAGCCTGACCACTCTTGAAATGTTCATACGGAAACCAATTTGTGCACAAAGACTCTATTGTGCGACTTGAAATTTCCTCATTCCACCAAGACTTAACCAGTACAGGTGTCCATGGCATGACCGAATCGCCGTACCTCACCTTGGCGCCCGGAAAGTGTTCCTCGACGTAATTCTTCGTCTCATCAATCATTTGTCGTCCTCGCATAGTAACCGTGGATGCGATGGCGACGCACGGAAGCATCCCCTTAGTAGCACCAGTGAATCCGTAAATAGAATTCATTGAAATTTTGTACGCCAGTTGTTGACCGTTGTAGACCGCCTCCATGGGTGTTCCTTCTGCAGCCGCCATGAGTTTCTTCGCCTTTTTGCGAAAGGCGGCGAGCTCGTTCAGAATTGATGGAAGGAGAGATGGGACCGGAAGCATGGTTCCATCTTCCGCGCGAAGCGCCTGTGCAAACCGGTAGGGTCCGTATTGTTCATACTCAACACCCGGAATTTTTCCAAACCTGGGGTCAATAACCAACGAAGAGTAGCATAAATTATG